GTCGGAATGTAGTCGAGATCCGCGCTAGTCCCGCCAGTTCGGCTTGTCGTCGTCGAAAGGTATTCGATCCCCGCCGCTTTCAAAAGGTATTCGTCGGGATCGTCCGCATCCGCCGGGGTTCCTTCCGATCCACCGAGAATGTCGTGATAGATCGTAAACGGAACCTGGAACACCGAGGACCGCCATCCGCCGGAGCCGCCAATCTGAAAAGTCACCTCGAAATTGCAGTCCAGCGAGGCAATGTCATCGGCCGCAACCGTATCGACGCGCTCCAATGCGGTGTTGATTGCGGTCGTGTTGAGGTTGAGTGAGAAGGTGTAGAGCTTGTCCGTTGAATTGTGCGTGAACGTGGACGTAGACGCGAGAATAGGCCCGTCCGAGTATTTGCCGTCCTGCTTAAGTCCGATCGTGATGACAGTCCCGCCCGCGAGGTTTTCAGCGGTCCACGTTGGAGCCTCAAGGATTGCCTGCGTCCCGGTCGGGTCAGACGAGCGGCCGAATTGGACAATCACTTCCTCCGTGTCTCCGGCCTTGGCTTGCAATTGCGTAAGTGCCGAGTCCTGTCCGGGAGCGGTCACTAGGTAGCCTAGGCGGAGGTCGTAGAAGAGTTTCATTGTTCAGCTTGGAAAAGCGGGCGCAGGGTTTCGATTGCGGCGTTGATTTTGAGCCACGTGTCGCGCGACCCTTGCGCGGCGAGTTGCGCCACGGTGGACGGTTGAAGAACCTGGTCCAGCAGGGCGAAAGCGGCTTTTTGGTCGTCGGTCATGGGATGATCTGAGATTCGATTTGCGCGATCAGGGCGAGCCGATCGGCCAAGGGCAGGCGTTTCGACAGCTCGACCAACTGCTTTCCGCGCTCTTCGATTTTCCGATCAACAACAGCGTCAATGGAGTCCATCAAGACGGCTGAAAGGTATTGCTCCGATGTAACGGGAGCTTCCAGCTTGCCGTTGTAGTCGGCGAGCATGTCGGCGAGGGCGTCGGCTCGCTCGTCCGACAGGGTCAGGGAAAGGGCGATGTTCATATCAGGATGGATTCATCAAACCGTGAGAAATGAGGATATCGCGAATGACGGTCGTGGAAGGCGCGGCATCGTAGGCGGCGCGGTTGCCGCCGTGGAGGACCACATTCCCGCGAGCGACGGAGCCGGAGCCGCCTTGGAGGGTGAGTGATGCGCCCGTTCCCGTTGTCACCCCATGGGCGCGGATCGTTTGCGCGGTCGGGGTCATGGAGGCGTTTTGGCCGAGCTGGAGCGTCGCGGGCGCAGGACCGCCGAGGAACGTGTCGGGAGTGATAAATGCGTTTGTACTGGTTGAGCAGAAAGCATAGCGAGAATTGGAACCGCAAACAAAAAAGCTTGAAGAGTTTGGGTTCATGGCGATTCCGCTGAACGCGGCATCAATGTAGGAGCCGCCGCCCGAGATGCCCGCCGAAACGCTCAACAGACCATCGCGCCGAACGGAAAAAACACTTGTCCCGCCGACCCGCAAATTCAGAATGCGGCTAGCCGATGCGCTTGCCGTGTTGGTCACGTCGAAAGTAAACCCATCAAACGTGACTCCCGCATTGTTCCAAGTCTGCGAAAACGTGAACGGCGCGCTTGCCGTCAACGTCCCCGCCGAAAGCGTAAGCCCCGCAAACGTCGGCGAGCTGGACGATCCGAGTCCGAGGGTGGCTTGCATCGCCGCCTGATTCACATCGTCCAACAACGTCCGCGCAAAGCTCGTTAGATCGAAAAGCGCGGCGGTTCCGGAGCCGGTGAAATATGGCGCCTTGTCGGCGGCGGAAGTGAGTCCGGCGAGTGCGGTGAGTTCGGCGTCTGGAGCAAGAAAGTCAGTCCCGGCAACGGCAACGTCTAGCGAGTTAGACGCGGCCTTGAGAATCCCCGTCAATCCGCTTGTAGCCGTGTTCGTATCCAGCGTTACTGACCCGCCCGCCGCCGCTTCCCATGCCGCCCCGCCCGCGCCGTCTGCGGTCAAAACCCATCCATCCGTGGCGGTTCCGCTCCCGAGGTCTGCGGCATCACTACCGGGCGCAACGTAATCAGTCCCGGCAACGGCGACGGCAAGGGTGTTGCTTGCCGACTTGAGAATCCCGGAGAGGCCAGAGACTGGCGTGTCAGTCGTAAGCGTTGGCGATGCGCTGGAAACGGTCACGGAAACGACGCCAGAAGAAACGGCAACGTCAATGTTTGGAGCCGCAACAACTGCCTCCCCGTAGTCAAATTCCCCGCCCTTCGTGACCCAGGTTACATTTCCTTGCAGTCGCAAATCCACGGGTTGCCCGGATGCGTAGAAAGAGACGGCAATTTCCGTTTCGCCAGCGGCTTGAACGTCCGCAAGAGTCCATCCTCCGGTGAATGCGGGCGCGGTTTCCTTAGTCGGCTCAATCTCAATCGTGACCGTTTGGCCGGAAATGGCAATATCCGAATCCGCGCTTGTCAGCGTAAAGGCGCGAATCGGCTTTTTCTCCTTCGGGGCAATGGAAACCTCGCAGACCTTGCCCGTAAGCGAGAAATCCGCGTCCATGTTGATCGTCATCCGAAGAGATGCCCCCGCCGCAAAATAGAAGTGCGGCAGGTTTTGCAGTCCCGAAATAAGCGAGTCTGTCGGCATGTTTCGGAGGTGGACAAAAAGCGGAGCATGTTCAACTTGATTTTCTGCCGCTTGTTGCGGATTCGGTCCGGCATGATTCGCCTTTATGCTGATGAATCCGGGAAAGTCTCGGGAATGCCGCTGTCCATTGCGCCAACGGGAACGGAGGTTTTCCAGATCATTTATAGCGGCGAGGACTTGTCCAACGGAATTTCGCAGTCACTGACCCTTGAGCTTGAAAAGCCCGCGCCGATTGTTTCCGGGGAATGGATTTTTACCTATTCCGGCGATTCAACGCCCGCGATTCCGGCAAAAGAGGCGACGGCATACGATTCCGGCAAAAGAGGCGACGGCATACGTGATTGAGACGGAGCTAAACCGGCTCGCCTCGATCATTTCGGCGGGCGGCGTGACTGTCTCGGACGACGGCGGGCGCATGGTCGTTTTGTTCGATTCCGTCGGAGCGCGAACGGCGATCACCGTCAATCATTCAACCCTCGGAACGCTCGCAAGCCGAGCCGTTGAACTGGTTGCGGGCGGGGCATCGCAACGGGCAAGCTTTAGCCTAGACTTGACGGTCCAAACGCTGGCCCGGTCCACAACGGCGTCGGCTCTTTCGGCCGCATCCGTCACCGTGGCAAATGTCTCGACCGGCGACGGATCAACCCGGCAACGCGATACGATCACAATCTCCCGCGCCCCGGATCGCGGCAAGTTTCAGATTCGCACCGCATCCGACACGGCAACGGCGTGGATGACGGCGGATGCTTCGGGCTATCAGGTCCAAGCTGAACTGGACGACGTTGAACCAGATTCGTTTATCGTGTCATCCGAGGAACTTGGAACGGCAGTCGTTTTCGACATTTGCCGCAAGGAGGTCGGGGCAAATACGGCCATCACGGTTTCCAATACGTTTCTTGGCCCCGCTGGCGTCTCCTTGACCCTCGACCTTGCCGACATTCCGAAGCTTGTAGACGCGGCTGGGATCAAGCTACCGAAAGCCGCGAGGATCTCCTACGTCTACAGCGGCGAGTCGATTTTCTTGGAGTTGGTTCAGATTGAGCCGATTACCTACGGGCAAGCTCAACCGATTTGATCGGATGCCGGAACTAGCCATTGACCGATACAAGCGCGAAACGGCGCTCTATCTCGCGCGGGCGTGTAAATTCCGCCGCTCTTTGTCCGCGCCGGAATGGTCGGAGCAGGTCCGGCGCATGGCTAACGGCAAGCGGTTCCGGTTCGATTTCGCGCCCTATCAGCGGGAAATGATGGAAACCCCGTTCCGGCAGGATGTCCAGCTAACCGTCTACCAGATGGCCTCGCGGATGGGAAAGACGGAGGTCTTTATGAACATCATTGGACACGCCATCGCAGAGGTGCCTCGGCGGATTCTGGTGATGTATCCTTCGATTTCCCAGGCTGAGAAGTGGTCCAAGGAAACGCTTTCAAGCGAGCTTGTGAATCCAACCCCGGAATTATCCGAGTTAATTGGAGATGGCGACGGCAAGCGGAAAAGCGGCAATACGATCCTTCACAAGATTTTCCCGGGCGGGCTTCTTAATGCCTTTGGCGCATCGTCACCCGGCGAGGCGAGGCGGGCCAAGGGGAATCTAATCATCGCCGACGAAATCGACGCTTTCCCATCAACGCAAACCGACGAAGGCGACATTCTTAAAATTCTCTGGGTCCGGGGCTCGGAGTATCCCGACACGATTCGGATTGCGGCGTCTTACCCGTCAGTGAAAGGCGAGTCCAAGATTGAAAGCCTGCTTCTTCAAAGCGATTACAGAGTGTGGAAAGTTCCGTGCATGCATTGCCGGGAAGAGTTTGTTTTGCATCGTCGGCAACTCCGCTATGATCGGCACAAGCCGGAGGACGCTTGGATTGAATGCCCGGTGAACGGATGCAAAATTACGGACGATGACCGCGTGAAGATGATTAAAGCCGGAAGGTGGGAAGCAACGCGGCCATTTACAGGGATCGCCGGTTTTCACGGCTCGCGAATGATGTCGCCTCATCCGGCGCAAAAGGGGTTTGCGAATCATCTTCACTGGGCCGCCTCGGAAGAGATGGCTATTGAAAAGGCCGAAAACCGAGAGCGGGAAAAGAAGGTTTTCATTAACACCTTTGACGCGGAAACGTATCAACCTCCGGAAGAAGAAAAGCCCGATCCGATGGGGTTGGCGGCGGATGCTTACGACTACCTGACGGCCATCGGCGAAAACGCTTGGAAGGTTCCGCAAGGCGTCCTTGTCGTCACGGCTGGCGTGGACGTTCAAGGTGACCGGCTAGAAGCCGAATTCGTCGGCTTCGGAATCGACGGACAGGAATACGGGCTAGGCTACCACGTCCTCAGCGGGAACACTTCCGAGCCGGACGTGTGGCGGAAAATGGACAAGCTTTCGCTCGCCGAGTTCCACCATCCGAGCGGAAAGGTTCTTCGCGCCGCTTGCGTCTTTATTGACTCCAAATTCCGCCCCGATTTCGTCCGGCAATTCACGCGCGAACGGCAGGCGCGGGGGATTTTCCCGATTATCGGATCAACCATCCTTGGAAAGCCAATTGTCGGCAAACCGACCGTCATCAAGCGGGATACCGTCTACGAAATCGGAACGCATGAGGCCAAGGCGTTGATCTACCAAAACTCGCGGCTTCGTCGCGATCAAAAGACCGGGCAAGCCCCTCAGAATTACATGCACTACCCGCTAGGATTCGGCTACGGGGTCGAGTATTTCCAGCGGCTTTTGATTGAGGATGTCGAACTGAAGAAAGCCTCGGACGGTTCATTCCAGCAATTCTTTTCCAACCCGAACCGTCTACGGAATGAACCGCTTGACGTTCGCGTTTATGCCAAGGCGGCATGTCGGAAACTCAATCCGGCCTTTGAATTAATCGCCAAAAAGATGGCCGGAAATGCCGGAAACAATGGCGGAAATGGCAAAGAACCGCCCTTAAATCCCCGCAATTTCGTCCTAGATTAAACCTAGTTGCGGATTTCCGGCTTTTTGCTCAACCTCCCGCATGGCATCGCTTCCCGATTCCGCCTATTGCGGCGATACGCTTGAGTTCGATTTGACGATTCCCGCCGGTTCCACTGGACAGGTTGTGTTCCGTCACGCGGATACCGGGCATCTTTTCAAAGTCGATCCGAGCATTTCGGGAGCGGCTTGGACGGTCACGGTTGCGCCCGGGAAAACCTTGGAAGCTCCCGAGGGCATCTATGTTGTCGCGGCTATCACGAATCTGGACGGCGAGCGGGAAACGGTCGATTGCGGAACAGTCACGCTAAAAGCCCCGATTGACCGCCCCGCCCGCGAGAGTCACGCGCGGAAAATGGTGAAGCTGCTTGAGGCCCACATTGAAGGCCGATTGCACGACGAGGAAGGGCGCGGACTTGAAAGCTACACTGTCGGCGGCGTCCCGATTACGAAAATTGCCATTTCCGAGGCCCGAAAGCTTTTGGCCGAATACCGTCGCGACGTGCAAAACGAGCAAACCAAAGAGCGCGCCGCCGCCGGTCTTGGAACTGGTCGCCGCGTCCTTCCCCGATTTGAATGAACATTTTCAACATTTTCCGAAAGAAACCCGAAGCAAAGCGCGGATTTGATGGCGCGAAGGGCTCCCGCTATACGTCCGATTGGGTAGCCAACGAAGGCCCGGCGGACAAGTTCCTTCGGAGCGATATTGACTCGCTCCGCTCCCGCGCCCGCGACCTTGAGCGCAACGACGGCTATGCGGAAAGCATCCTCGCCGAGATTGAATCCAACGTCATCGGCCAATCGGGGATCATGCTGAAACCCATGGCGCGCAAAGCGGACGCGCGGAACAAGGGCGGCATTGCGAACAAGCTCGATTCGGACGCTTGCGAAAAGATCGCGCAATGGTGGGCGGATCATTCCAAAAAAGGGAATTTTGACGTTACCCGGCAACACTCCCGCCAGCAGTTTGAGCGTTTGACTATGCGAACAATGGCGCGGGATGGGGGCTTTCTTATCCGCCTTGTTGACGGGATTCCAAAGGCAAAAGATGGGTTCATGGTCCAAGGCATTGAAACCGATTTCCTCGATCCGAAATACTCAGACCCGGCAAAGCGTATTTCCATGTCTGTCGAGTTCGACGAATGGGATGAACCAATCCGCTACCATCTCCGCAAAGGCGATCCGAAAAGCTGGCAGTGGAAGCAGTATGAAACGGTTCCGGTCGAGGCGCGGGACATGCTGAACCTGTTCTTTGCGCGGCGGATCTCGCAGTCCCAGGGCTTCTCGTGGCTTGCGCCGATTATGACGCGGCTTCGGCATCTGTCGAAGTTTGAAGAAGCAGAAGTCATTTCCGCCCGCATTGGTGCGAATAAACACGGGTTTTTCAAGCAGTCCGGCGAGCAACAATACACCGGCGAGGATGACGGGCTTGGAAACATCGTTGCGCCTCAGACTCCCGGCGAATGGGAAGTTTTGCCGCATGGGATTGAGCCGCATTTCATCGACCCGAGCCACCCCAACGCGAATTACCCGGACTTCC